CCATGTGTATCTTGAACTTGGTGCATAACCGCCTCCACCGCCTCCGCTTGGTGGGGTTGGTGGTACTGGTGTGCTACCAAAATTCAAATAACCTGCAACTGCAATGATAAGAACCGCCTTTGTTGTTCTTTTTAAATAACCGTCAGTTGCTATTTTTAAACTGTTTAAACTCATGCGTCTTTAAATTTAAACCCTCCTGTATGATGTCTTTTACCCTTACAAACACAAGGTATATGTTTATATGATATGCCTAATGCTTTTGCGGCCTCCCTATGAGATTCATATATAAATTCCAACCTAAATAATTCTTTCTACTTGTGTTAAATTTTCCCCATCACCTGAAATTGCCAATGATATACTACCCACCGTTCTTGCCGTTGGCGTTACTGTCATTGGATTACTTGCATCAAGCCCCTGAATCTTATGAAGTTCATCTACCAATGTCTGTATTTGTGCTAAAATACCACCTGCCTCTGTTGATAAATAACTTCCCGGTAATGCTGTTGCCCACGGGTCGCCTGCACTTGCAGCACTATTCATTTTATTACCCATTGTACCTGCTGTATTAAACGATGCTGCTATGCTATTCCAAACTGCTGCTGCAAGGTTTTCAGGACTTAACGTGGACGAAGAACTAATATCTGCGGATAGTGAAGCAGTACCATAAAATGTACCTGATATTGTACCGCTTCCCGTTAATTCAGAAACTACAAAAGCTATCAAACCTAATGATGCTGTTAAATCACCACTACCAGCTAAATCAGCCGCCATTTCTAACTTACCAACCAATGCGGCACTTATATCACCTGATGCAAGTATGTCGCAAGCAAGCTGAATAATAAGTGAAAGGCTTGCTGCTGTAATATCGCCTTCGCCTTCCAAATCTGCTGCTGCTGCCAAACCCATTGCAAGGCTTGTTATATTCAATTCACCTTCACCATCTATCGTTGTGGTTGATGAAAGTTCTCCGCCCTTAAACGCTAATGAGAAAGAATAAGGCGGTTGTGTTCCTGTATAAAAATTAGCTTTATCTGTTTCATCTGCTACTGTTGCTTCGCCTGTATAAAAGTTTTTCCATGTACCTGCATGGTAATAATTAAATAAATTACTTAACCCTCCTGCCCCGCCGATTCCTCTGCCGGGGCTTGAATTAAGTACGCTATAATTATTAAGTAACATTTAGCCGTATATAAAGTTTAATGAACCCGAAAATGCCGATGAAGCGGGCGTTGCCACACCGCTACCCCATAACCAATACAATGCAGCACCATCATAAATTCTTGGAAGGGATGGCATCTCAAATAAGAAATTTCTTTCTGCTGCTAACCCCAAAGTTGATAGCGGAAACTTTGCCAACACTCGTAACATAGCAACCGAATACTCACCACTCACATAAGACGTTGCGTTTTGGATAGTGTTTATTTCTGCTATCCCTGCATCACCAGCTTGCAATGGTACTGCAAAATTATATTTCCCTGTACCTGTTGCACCTGTGTAAATTATATGACTATTTGAAGCCGCCGTTTTACCAACCGGCAATACCGTTGGTGTTGCCCTTCCTGCTACTTGTGCTGAATTAGTATAACCCAATGAAAGGTTAGGAGTAGCTGCGCCTAATGCTGTTGAGTTATTATTAAAATATATAGCCTGAACCCCTGCACCATTTGTATATCTTGGAAGCAGCCATACCATTGTATGTGTACCAGTTCCGGCATCTGTAATGTTTATTTGTGTCCCGGCAATCGCATTGGCATAAGTTGTTGCTAATTTATATGTGTCATTATCAACCCGAATTAAATAATAATCTGTCGCTGCTGCTAAAGGGGCGGGGAGAGTAGTGCTACTTGACACCCTTACTCTTGTTCCTGTTAATAGATTGCTTGGCAAAGATGTTACACTTGTATAGGTCATTATATCAGTACCAGCATCGGCTGTAAAAGTTGCTGACCTGCCCAATGTGTTTGTAGTGGCATCTGCGGCTGTTGAAGTAATTGGTGTTTTACGATAGAACCCTACCACATCAACCAAAGCCAATGTTCCCGGAACAACTGTTGCGGCTGCACTTACGGCTGATGCACTTAATAAATGTTTCTGAAATCCTGAAGCCTGTACATTACCTCCATGCTGTATTGAAGCTGCGTTAGCCGTAGTATCTTCTACCGCCTGAAATACAAGCGTTGTGCCTGTATTGAACAAGGCATCAGCACCCGGATTACCTGCACCTCTGAATAGTGTATGCCATTCATTTGCTACTGCTGCGGCTGTTGGGTTGAAGTTTTTACTCCACTCTTGTTGCCATATTTGACCTGCTGACATTGCAGCTATTATCTGGTCGTTTGATGCGAAACCTGCCATATTTTTTGTTTTAATTTATTAAGTCCAAATACATTTTAAACTACCTATTAATGCTGTTGCCGCCAATGAACCGTTAGGTTGACAGATGAAATTTAAAAAAGCATCATCGTAAATTCTTGGCATCTCTCCTTTGTGTGCCAAATAATCAATCTCTACGGGTGCATCAATACCCCGTATTAAAGTCGTTGCAATAGGCTTTACAAGCACCAAAGCAAACAACCCTACGTCGGGAACAAGAGTAAGGGTGTCAAGTAGCACTACTCTCCCATGTGTATCTTGAACTTGGTGCATAACCGCCTCCACCGC